CTCTGCTTGGGCTATAGTTTTAAGCAGCTTTGGACGCAAAGAGATTATAGAAAACTTAGGATTAATCGTAGTTTTAGATAATATCTTATGCGGGTCGCGAACTAAAGTCCACTTTCCATCGATGTAACATGGTTTCCCTTGACAAAAATTAATGTTACGGAACTCAGTGGTACGATTCTCGATTTTCATGGTCATTCCAAAACCTCTGAAAAATTCCTGAACCTTTTCTTCTGTTACCCTTGGACCCTGGTAAAAGAACACTGAATCATCACCGTCACACAAAAAGTCAAAATTAGCACCTAACCAAATTCCGAAGGCAGATAGCATACAAGACATCAAAATACAATTGCCAGCAGCTGTATTAGCGTCCCCGCTCATTCTACCTCCTTCCACAGAATATCGAATGCGACCCTGCTTTGTGTACGCAGATCCTTTATTATGCAGTTGCCACTTCAATAGTTGAGCAAAAGCAGGATCCCTATTACATTTAAGCCAAAACAGGTGTTCAATCTCTAGTAACTCTTTGGAGACATGGGCATCAAATCTCGATGCATCCAGCTCAAGAACCTCACAGCCTGGTAAGGAATTGAACTTCTCCAACATACTAGCGGCCCTTTCATCAGGACGCATATTCTTGGCAATGAACCTGGTCGTGGGAAATCCATGTCCGCCACGGGCCTGATACAGATGATGTTCAATTGGCTTAAAATAGCTGGCAGCCAGCAAGGTATAGACAGGTGCCCGGAACTGAATTGCCCTGCAACTTGGGTTCACCTTCTTTGTACTATACTTAATACCTTCCAATTTAACAAACATCGTGGTCCGTGCGTGTCTAGCATTAACACCACCGCGTAAATATTGTGTATGAGCTTTTTCGTATCTAGCTCTGCGTTTGCCATGAAAACCCTTTATTACGCTTTCAAGGGTTGATTGAGGATGAAAACCCACCACCTTAGAGAGCTCAATAGCTCGCTCTCTAAGCAGACCCAAACCAGCGGTGCTTGGATAAGGAATACAAGCACCCACTCTGTTCTCTAAGGCATTAATGTGATTGCACGCACACCCTTCATGGAAAAACCAATCCGTTTTGCTTATAGAACAAGGTGGACGAGGAAGGTGAGTTATCCCCGTCGAGGTTCCCAGACAACCGTAGTTTCCTTCATACTGTATAGTTAGACGCGGCTTTCGAGAAGAGCACTGGCAACCCAGTCTATGCTCTTTCTTTCCAGACCCCATAGTGCAAACAGC